ACGTGTTCGTGCTGTTCTGGAGAGAAATCCCCTTTAATCTTTAATATTTTATTAATAGCATCTAACCTAGAAGGCCAATCTTCAACGTGCTCGACAGTCATTCCTGCACCAGAACCAAATTTCATAGGTCTAGTTGCATCTAATGCTTGGTCTAAACGCATATATGCCCTGTGCATACGTTCTGATATACCCTGTTTGGAGAAGAATTTTTCTAGATAAGTCTTAATGCGAGGTTTTCCTAATATATTCTTAGAAGCATTTCTAGAATAGGAATCAGAATACCCTGCCTTTTTAGCAGCGTCTGTGGCATTTCCACCATTTTCGAGATAATTCTCGACAAATCTTTGTTCTCTTGGCTCTAATCCAGTCTTTTTATTTAATTTTGCCACATTTTACCCCAATTTTTGTTAAACTTTCGGCATCGAACTCCTATTATACCACAAAAATGAAAATAATGCAAGAAATATAAATAATGAAATGCGACTATTTTGGTCGGTCTTTACTTTCTTGGTACAGAATAAGGGTAATTAAGGCATAATTAGCTAAGTCAAGGAGGGTATCTTCTATCTTTTCATCTTTCACTTTCAGTTTCTCTGCTTTCATAAATTGCATTATGCGACTAAATTTGTCGGATAAGCGTACTAAACAGCCTTTCCAAGCTGGAATACCTCCCAACTCACATATTCTGAAGTTAGCGAAGACATCTTTCTTGTTAGCGTAGTCGTGTCTTTTCTCTCTGTTGATCCTTTTCATCTCGTCAAGAAGTGTATCGAACCTATCTTCCATAGTATTCCCATACTCTTTTCAATCCAGCATCAATAGATATCTTCGGTTCCCACTCTAAAATACGTTTCGCCTTTGATATATCGGCATTGGTACAGTCTATATCGGAAGAATGTCTAGGTTCGGAACGTATAATTGCTTTCTTTCCTATAATTTCTTCTAGTTTTGTAATAATTTCCTTGACACTGACAGGTTCATCCCTACCTAAATTGAATATTTCGCAGCCAACGGGGATTAATGCTTTCTGTATTCCTTCACATATGTCCTGTACATGGGTATAATCTCTGGATTGTGATCCATCTCCGTACATTATCAGTTCTTTATTGTTACTGATACACTCAATAAACTTGCTTACACTCATATCAGGTCTGCCTTTTTCTCCATATACAGTGAAAAAACGCAGTATAGAGACATCAATTCCATGAAATCGATGGTAGGTAGAACATACATCTTCTGCCATCTTCTTTGATTCGGCATATACTGACAACATATTGCCTATCTGGTCGTGTTCCATGAAAGGAATCATCTTTGCACCACTATATATACTCGAAGTGGAGGCTAATACCAATTTAGGGATCGAAAATTTTCGGCAAAATTCTAAACAATTTACCGTAGACATCACATTATTCTGTATATACCTTGCTGGTTCCTCGTTGGAACGCCTCACTCCTGCACTTCCTGCCAAATGAATGACTGCATCTACCTTCATTTTCTCGTTTAACTGTCCCAATTTGTCTATGGAACTGGTTTCCGACAAATCCAACCCCATAAACATAAAATCTCTAGGATTTTTATTACTGTTATCTATGTATTTGACAGCGTTGTTCAGAAAGTGAAGACGTTCCTGTTTGAGAGAGAAATCAGAATCCGTGGACATCGAGTCAATTCCAATAACTTTATGGTTTTCCTTTAACATTTTATTTACAAAGTGTGATCCGATGAAACCAAATGCTCCTGTTACTAGATAATTACTCATTTTGCGTCTATCTCCGAATTAGTAAACCCTGTAGGAAAGCGAAATCCTTCTATTGTAGGTCTCATTATTGCTAATATATTGCAAGAGGGAGCATTACTTGGAGTTTTTCCATCTAGTTCAAACTGTATCCTTCCCACTACCCTCACCATTTCTGCGTGTCTGACTATCAATTCGTGCCACTTCGCCCATCTACCCCAAGGTAATAACATCACTACAGTGCAACCTCTCTCTGCTTCCTCTATAGATTTCGATACCCAAGAGATTAATTTATGGTAAGGAGGGTTACACCAGATATGTTTAGTATATATTTCTCTATCAGACAGGTATTTAGACCAGTTGATCGATAAAGCATTGTCTCCCTCTGTCAGGGACAGGTCGCATTTTGCATTATTCTCATCTGCAGCCACGTCTAAATCAAACTTCCCAAACGCTACTGAACACCTCTTGAAGAATATATCTGGCGTTATCCATTCTTTACTCGTCATCATCTAATCCATGTAGTTGTTGCACCATATCCACAATTCCTGCATAACAAAAAGGGCAGAACGCTACTGATAAAATTCCTATATATCCGTCTATGCCACCCTCTCCAATAATATCAAAGGGACTATCGCAAACTGTACACGTTCTATTGCCATCATCTTCCATATATTACCTCCGATGTCGTTTCTATCCAAACCCTCGCACCACACGATAATGGTTTGTCAGGAGAATACACTACCTTTGAAGGTCCTAAAATTTCTACCGAATTGCTATATATATTTTCCTTATACGTTTTACAGGAAATAACTGGTTTTCTCTCTCCAGTTTTCTGGTTTCTCCGAATGGTGTGCTGATTGATATGTATTCTTCTTTTCAAGTGCTATTCTCGCTTGATTTAAGGTACCTAGAAGGCGATATCTCTTTCAGTTAGATAAGTTGTGCACAAGAGACGTAAAAGGAGACAGAAAACGCCTCTCATGCACTATTTCCCAACATGAAGTACCCACCAAACTATACTATAAGGTACATCTAGTCAAGGACTCGCACCCAAATCAACCCTAAAAAATACGAAGCGGACCCATATATTGAGCTATAGGCCAACCAGAAACATAATAGAACCACCATACACTGCCTATTAAGATCAATACCCTAACTACTACATATACTACATAGATATAGTACTATTAATATATATGTATATAAAGAACATATACATATTCTAAGTGCTTGATTTTAAAGATGTCCCAAGCGAAAAAAAAGCGAACAAAACACGAACAAAAAGCGAAAGAAAGGCGAACAAAAATCGAAAGTCTACGAAAGTTATCAACAATTGTGGATAAGTTATCAACAACCCTCTAAGCCCTTATAATTAGCCTGCTACAGAGCAACGAGTTATCAACAACCTGTGGATAACTTTTTATGCTACTTATTATGCCAAGCCTAGCTATGCAACACGTCAAATAAGGCGTTTTAAGGTGTGTTCCTTGCGTTTTATTTTGTTTCTAGTGGTAGAGTGCTTAGAATAAAAAGAACGCTTTAAATAGCCTACTCTATTGTTTAAGTTTTTAGGGTAGTAATGACATACATTCACTCATGCGATAAGTAACCAAATTAGATACAAATTGATACTAAGCTAGCTTGCTGACAAACAGAGAAAAGGACAAAAAAAAAGCACCTCCGAAGAGGTGCAATTTTTATATTTTTGTTACTTAGCTGATTTGATATTCAATTGAGTTTTCAACTTCATTCTCGAATGGATTAACTGCATACTTTGAGTATTCTTCTCTAGTCACTTCTCGGATCGTATCGCAGTTCTTCATAATGCCTAATTTTAAATGGATATTGAGACCAGAATATCCGATTAGTTTTTCATCACTTTTAATTGTTTTAATTACTTCACTGATTATTCTTTTTTTAGTTCCCTTTTCTAATCTCTTAAGCTCGTCTTCTAACATTCTTTTAAAATGTGCAATTGCATAAGTTCCAATCTCGAGTTCACTATCAAACATAGGACGAACATCTATCACACTCGTTAAATTAACCCAATCTTTAGATTCTGTACAGACTGCATTTTCAATCCTATATCTTCTTATTTTGTATTTTGTTTCTTCTGTCATTTTGAAACCCCTTTTTTTAGGTCGGCTTAATTGCTAACCTTGATATAAATAAGTATGAACTACTTTTTAAAGAATGTAAAGCATTTTATTTAATATTTATTTATTGAATAAGAAGACAAAAAAAAAGCACCGCCGAAGCGGTGCAATTTTATTAGTAAAGCAAGCTTTAAAATTAGTTGATATTTAATTTCTTTCTATGCGAATTATAAAGTGATGCCCATATGCTTTTTCCGCAACCACTTTTTGTATAACCTTCGGCGGATGTTTCTAAAAGAGTATTTACCAGATTTAACCCCATAGAATGAATCACCTTCTCTTTTAAATTCTTTGCTTTAGAATATGAATTAAATCTTTCGCTTCTGATTTCTGTTACTTCATTTTTTCGTTCTAAATAGTCCGTGTTCATTGTAGTTGAAATAACGACTATAAAAAATTTACCTTTTCCGAAAGGTTTACCATCTTCATTCGCTTTTTTTACATTAACGCTGATTCTACTCATTTTTTTAAATCTCCTTTTTAAAATAAAATAAAATAAAATAAAAACATATAC